TGGGATTACTTTTTTCGTATTCTGCATAAGCTAGATAAGAAAATATATATAAATGGAGGGAGATAATGCAAATTGAAGTAATAAAAGAAAACAATAATGTTTTTTACAAAATACCTTATCTTGAATTAGAGGAATATAGATTAAAAAACTTTTTATCGCCTACTAATTTTGCCAAAAAGATTGGTATTCCATTAAGAATGTACTACCAGCTAATTAAACATCAAAATAAAAGAAAAGTTCATGCAGCAACAGCCATGAAAATAAATAATTTTATTAAAACAATAAATGGAGGGAGATAATGGGAAAACAATTTATTGAAAACAAATTAGGACATAAGATAGAATATAATCCTAAAGCAAAGGGTTATAGATATTCTGTAGATGGACAACACAAATCTAGTGTAACCACCGATATTGGTAAAAGAATGGATAAAGGTTTTTTACAAAATTGGTCAAAGAAAATGAGAGACGAATCTATAAAAGAGATAATGCTTATGGAGAATAAACCACTAGACCAAATTAATAAATTTATAAAAAGAGTGCAAAAAAGAGCAGAAGAAAAAGAATCTTTTGGTAGAGATATTGGAAGTGAGCTGCACGAATGGATAGATTTATTTTTTAAAAATAAAAAAGAACCTGCATTACCTGAATCTGAACCTTTAAAAACAATGGTAATAAAATGGAAAAGATTTTGGAAATCACAGAAGTTTAAAGTAGTTGCAAGTGAATTGCCTTTATATAGTCCTAAATTTGATTGTTGTGGTACTAATGATGTTATTGTAACTAAAGATTCTTGGAAAGGTCAAAATGCGGTTCTTGATTGGAAAACAAGTAAAGACTTTAGCTTTGACCAACCAATTCAAGTCGAAATGTATAGAAGATTTATAGAGGAAACAACCAATTTTAAAATACAAAAACTTGCTGTTGTGAACATACCAAAAGAACCTGAAAAGGAGGTTTCTATGTTTATTGTCAAAATAGATGAGTCGTATTTTAAAGCGTTCAGAGCTATTAAATATTTAAATAAGCTCGAAAGTAAATTTAAAGACGATCTAAAAAAATGGAAAAAGGAGAATAAAAGAAATGTATAATAAACAAAGAGAACCTTTTGTAGCTTTAGAGGTATATTTAAAGCCAACAGGTAAAGTATCGCCTAAATTTGAATATCAAGCATCAAGTAAAACAATGCTTAAAGATACATCAACAGGAAAAAAATATACTACTTTTCAATTTGCTAATTGGTTAAATGAAAAGCACGTTGTAGAAAAAATAAGACAGGGTTATGTTTTAAAATTAGGTTCTGTTGATTTAGAGTCTGATAGAATGGATAAATACGCACACTCTAATATACAAAGAAAATTTTGTTGGTATTTTGTTAAAGATAACTATAAAACAAAAAGTATTGATGGAATGAAACCTATTGCACAAGCTATGCCTCAATATGCAGCAGTTGCTATGACACAAGCACAACCATCTGCACCTGATAATGCTGTGCCTGTAACTATGCAAGATCATAAAAAAATGCCAGTTGTTAATGAAGATAGTGAGCCACTAGATGACGAAATCCCATTCTAAAAAGAAAAGAAAAATTAGTGGCTATTATTGGAATGGTAAAAGATTAATAATATTATATGAGGATGAAAGGTAAAAATGGATGCAATAACTTTTAATAGTAATGAAGTATATAAAAAGATGGATGAAGCAGCTAACAAATGGAGTGAAGCTGCTGAAAAAGAAATACTACTAGACGAACATCGTAAAGCAACATTTTCTAAATGTTTTGCTAAACATAAGCTAACTTGTAAGTCTGTAGCAGAAGCAGAACATAAAGCTAGGACAGATGAAGAATACACAAATGTCGTAAAAGACTTTGCAAAAGCTGCTAAAGAGCTTATTAAAGCTAAATTAAAATATAATAACCTTGATAGACTAGCATCATTAAGACAAACAGAAGTAAAAAGGGATTTATCTTTAGTTCACAAACAGGAGGGATAATGATAATATTCGGCAGACCTGTAAAAATGAAATATATAATTATTACATTAGTTCTTATTATTATATTTGTAGGCATTGTCGGTTGCTCTAAAATAGAGTTTGACCCTAAAACAAGTATATTAAAATACACATTTGAAAATGCACGAAAATAGATGGAAAGAAAGAATACTACATTTCCTGCTAGGATTAGCTTTACTTGCTATGTTAGTCTTTTATATTTGGCTAATGTTTAGTGAAGTACAAACCATCTAGCTTGGTATCTTCTTTAATTTCTTTATAAGAATAGCTGTGATGAATAATGACAGCTTCAGGATGGCTACCAATCTCATCTAAAGTTTTTCTAATTCTAGGGAAGTGTGGTTTAGTATCTATAAATCGTAAGGATATAAAGCTCTCAAAATGATGTGGACTTAATAATCTGACTTCCAAATCGGTAATAACAAAATCAATTTCATTATTTTTTGTTCCACTTGAAGGTTTGAGTAATTCCTTTATTAGTTTTATTTTTCCCATTTTCTGATGTTCCATATTCTACTGTTGTTTTATCTGGTTGAACATTATAGCTGCAACCTGAAAAACCAACACAACTAACTAATAGTAAGAAAAAAAGCAATAAGTATTTAGTCATTCTTCTTTTTTTTCTTATGCTTTTTATTTTGTTTTTTACCTATTTTAGAAATAACTGATTCTACTTTGCTCATCTTCTCTTTAAGAATTGCTACATCAGTTTTAAGACCAATCGTTGTTGATAAAGACCATCCAGATAAAGCTAAAATTGCAGTAAGTAAAAAAGTAATTATTTTATCTTTCATTTTTTATTGTTCCTAAATATCTGTGTACCCTTAATTCCAAAAATACTTGCACAGACAAGAATCCATAAATTTGTGAACCAGCTCGGCAATGCCTGGAAATGTTCAAAGAATAAATTTATCTTTGCCATAGCTTCAGGATCATCTGACCATACACCATAAGCCAAAACCAAGATGGGCAACGTAAGAATTAATAAAACTATCTCATCCTTGTAATCGTTCTGTCTAGCTTCTAATAATTTACCTTGATATGCTTCTTCTCCTTTAGCCATCTTCTCTGCGTGAAGATATTGTGCATCTGCCATACGCATTTTAGTTTCTGCTCTTTTTTTATAGATATGGCTACCAGCACTTATTGCCATTTTAATTGCACTAAACCACATTACTTTAACTCCTTTAATAATTCGCAATAATGAATTGCTTTGTCTATATCCTCATTGCCATTTTTTTTATTATAACGACAAATATATTTAATAATTGAACCTTGTATAAATGAAAGATTATTTACTGTAATAAATTCAACAGGTTGTATCTTAAAATCATTTTTATAATGGTTACCCCCAACTTGTCTATCTAAAGCAGTCTGTGGGCTTGTATGTTCGTTTAAAGTACCATTTTTGTTCATACTATCTTCTTAATCCATCTTCCACTAGAGTTCAAGACCATTGGATATAATTTGGGCTGACCATTAATTATTGCCCCTGTTCCAATTACAAAACGCAACCTATGATTTTTACTATATAAAAAATTATAATTTGATTGTTTTGTTAAACATCCACATTGTAAAGACCACACTAAATTATCTGGGTTGCTAAAATATTGAATATTAAATTTTGAATGAAAATGAAATTGACACACATTTTTACCATATTGCATAGCAAGTTTTAAACCATCTGCTGACATTCCATGAGTAAAGAAACACTCTGTTCCATCACTTAACTTTAAGTTTAAATCTTCTACCCATTCCCAATCCTTATCTACATTTAAAAAATCATTATAAGATTTTAAATAAGCTCTTGGCATACCATGTTTTAATGCTTTTCTATAAATCATAGAGGAATGATTAGAGTGTAATATTATCATTTTAGGAAATATCTTTTTTAGTTCCCAAATGTATTTTTGTGATTGTCTTAACTCATCTCCAGCACTAGGAAGATCAGGGTCAGAATCATGAAAAGATAATGCGTGTTTATCTAATTCATCTCCACCACATACAATTAAATCAGGTTTAAGTTTAGTCTTTAATGCTTTCAAAAAAGCAAACGAATCAGGATGGTGTGCGGGTATATGAAGATCACTAACAGTAAGAATAGTGTGATAACTTGATTTGTGCATATAATATTCTTATATGCTATTAGTTGTGTTATTGCAACAGAGGGTAGAGCTACGATCTTATCGCTTTTTCTTTTTGAAAGTAAAAGATTTTCCTTTACCTCTTTTGCCTGACTTCTTGGGAAGTTTCTTTCTATTTTTATATCCGATTCCTTTTGGCATAATTTTAACCTTAAACACATTGATCAATAATTCAATACCTTTATAAAATATATTCATATTAATTTATATATTTGGTTTATATCTAACCTTACCATCTTCATCACGATATGCAATTAGACTTTCTTGTCTATTGCTATTTCGTGAGTAAGAACAATGAACCCATCCAGAGTTCGGCTCTCCTTTTTTATAAAATTCTAAAATGAGTTGGTCATATTCTAGCTCTGATTTAATCCAACTAGCAAGATGGTCATTATCCACACCCCATATTTCAAAGTCTGCTGCCGCAGCTTCATCCATAGCACAATGCTGTGAATTAACTGAACTTCCAATAGCAACACAAAGTTCTGCACATCTAAAGCCAGAACTAATAATTAATGGCTTATCAAAATGAGAACGTACTGGTTGCAAGATGTTTTGTGTTAATGCTTTTAAATTGTCAATTTGTTCAGGAGAGGGATTATTATTAATACCTTTTCTCTCTGCAACTTGACTTTTAATAAGTTCGTCTAATGTAAAGTTTGCTGATAATTTCATTTGGGAATACCTAATAGTTTGCGTTTGTCAAATAGATTACTGTCGGCAAATTTGCCTTTTGAATGATTGTAATGTAAAAAAACCTGACAGCATATATTTCCTGTAAATTTTTCTCTCCAATGTTCTAATTCACATCCACTATATATCAACATATCGCCCTGATGTAAAAGAACTTTTTTTCCTTTTGGAGCATTAGGTTTATGTATTTGTTTATACTCATCTATTACAGTATCAGCTCCAGTTGGATCAATAAATATAGGCCAAAGATCGCCTCCTAAATGTAAAGTAGTAGATATTTCACAACTAGGTCTATCCTTATGTTTTCTTAATATATTACCTTTATTATAAATTCTTGTGTAAGAATAAGTAGGAACAAGACTTAATCCTGTTTTCTTTTCCATAATAGGTCTAACATATAATAATAAAGTTTCCATTACCCAATCAGCATATTTAGAATAAGCTCCTGGTACTTGTTTATCTACCCAATTACCTATTATTGGATTAGCTGGATTAATTATATTATTTTGTGTCATATAATAAACAGCATCTTGTTGTAACATCATGTAGTTAAATATAAAATTAGCCATATCTTTAGGTATAGCTTCTTTAATTACTTGGTATTTATTCTTTTTAAAACTCATTCTGGTGTTTGTATAAAATTAAAAGAAACCGATACTCTCCAATTCTTTTCACCTTTTTCTGTG